ACTAGTAGTAGCAGTTTTGGGATTAAGTATGATATTGGATAAATTTGGTGGCATTAGTACTTCCAAGTTTTTAAACTTATTGAATCATAACTTATCAAATGAATTTCTTTCGATTTTTACATTGATTTTTAGTCTCATCGCATTACTCACTACTTTATATGCCTTTATTCGTAATATGAAAAAATAATCATTATTTACTCACCTTCAAAGTCTCTAACTCTCGATTGAGCTAGTTTTATGTACCATTCCCTATCAAGATAGGGGGGTACTTTTTTATTTTTGACATTCCCGTTGTCAATAAAACCATGTTTGGGAACGAACCCAATTTTTTCTAATGAACCATTTTTCAATTTGAATAGTTGTAAAGCCTCCTGGTTGGTACTAGCGAAAACACGCTGTACTTTGCCAGGTATTTTTTTGACTATTTTATGTTTCCCAAAGATTCCATCATAACCAAGTGCTGCACCATCATATTTATAACTAAGTTTCACGACTTTCTGAAATTGATGTAAGTCATCACAATCTTCAATAGTTTGTCTGACTGGAATACCATCAGTAAAGTATTTAACGATTGCTTGATTAATGATTGGAAGGTCAAAATCTAAGTTATTCAAACCCTTAACATAAGAACCTTTAGTTTTACATAGCCTGATTCATGATCAATCATGATGTAATTGTTAACATCTTTCTGAATCACTTCATCAAAGTATTTGAACTCCAGTCCCATGCCAGTTCTTTGTTCCCACTCATAACAGATATCATCTACTTTATCGAAGTAGCTATTGTCTAATAAACGAACGTAAAGACCATCAGTATTTGACTGAATGAGTTCAACATAAGGTTCTAACTTCTCAATCAAATCAAGTAACAACATCATTCCAGTAACACAAACGTTATTGGCTTGTCTTGGGTCAAATAAACCGTTGTACTTGTCTTTAGTGGCACCATAGGTAGAATTAAGTACAATCTTGTAAGGACCCTGACGGGGGTCATGCTTAGCCTTATAACCTAATCTGGTCTTTAAGATTTCGGCAAACTTATTAGCATTACTAATATTTCTGCTTGTGTAACCGTACTGAACCATGATGGTTGGATAATAACTTCCCACATCAACATTAATGATCAAGCCTTTGCCATGATAGTTCTCTTTGGCACCATGTAACCCACCCCAGGCAAAGATGTGTTTAACACCCGCTACTGTTCTGGTGTAACTTTGCTCATAATCATCAGCAGTTTCATAAAACTCAACAACATCTTGGTACTTGTCAATCTTCATAGTGTCGGGAAAACTGAAATCCATTTCATCATTTCGTTCAATTTTTGGTTGTTTGGCATCCAAGATAATTGCAGATAATTGTGCTTTGGTTTTTCCAATGTATTTAATAGGAAGGCTAAATGTTTTGATAAGTCCCATTGTTGTTTCAAATTCTTCAATCCGTTCAGTGAATACATTGATTGTCTCTTCAACGTCATGGGTGCAATATTGAATAACTTCATCAAGTTCAGCATCAGTTAATTTACGCTTGATAGTGAAATCAATCTTTGATTCTTCAACAGAATCACCCATGAATCCTTCCAGTTGTTTAAGTGATTGACCACGAACCGTGTTAATATCGAAGTCCAAAAACTGAATCCTGAATAATTGTTTGCTGAATTGCCAACCCATTTTGTCCTGGTCAATAATCCAATCATTCATGTCTTGCGGTTTAAAACCAGCAATAATAGCTTTGGCAATGTATTGATCATAATGCCGGCTATTGAAACCAACCCAAATATCATTTTTATGAATGTGATAGTAACTAATGAATTGTTTAGAATCATTAACGATAACCGTCTTTGACTTGGTGTCAGAATCTAAAATGACAACTAACCAATCTTCCTTAAAACACTCAAAGTCATAAAATAACATGGCTATAACTTCCCGTATTTTTCTAAGATAGGTTTGAAATATTTTTCTTCGGCTTCTTTACGGGCATTGATAGCATCTTGCTTATTCTTGAATCGTTTATGTAAAACTGTGGTTCCTTTAAATTCCAAGTAGGAACGCCATCTTTTTTTATTTTTATCCCAACTAACACCCTTGAACCCACTGGTATTAGTTGTTAACATTGTTGCATTTACAATTGCTTTTTTCTTATTTAAACATCCACAACTTGAAGTGGTTCCATTCTTCAATCTATACGCTGCAATGGATTTTTCATTTCCACATTTACATTTACAAATCCAATATGTACCCCGTGCATGCATTCTTTTTTGAGTTTTATAATCTCTTTCGATAACCGTCAATCGTCCAAATCTTTCGCCTGTTAAATCATCAACTCTCCCTTGCATTATCCTTTCCTCCTAATCTATTGGGCCTCTCACCCCATCCGAGCGACTAACGCTGTTGAACTTCTTAACTAATCCAATAATTCTAAAATTTTCAAGTCCTTGAAATCTTTGTTCTTAGTGTTTGTACTTTGCTTTAGCTTGTAATGATAATCTTCGTTATCAGTAACCTCTTCAGCGATATCCATAATCAAGTCAGCGTATGTATCAAAGCCATCCCACTTAATTTCATCATCTTCAAATACCTGTAAACTTTTTAGCATGTCATTGTTGTTATGAATCTGTAATCCCATGTATTGGTTACTTGGTTGCATAACACCGTTGTAGAAAATCAAGCTACTTTTGAATTCACCGGCTTCAATTTGGAATCGAATTGAAAGCATTGGATCACCCTTCTTGGAAGTCTTTAGTTCCATTTGTTTAACACTTACTTCATAAGTATCATCAGGAATTTCGGGATAATCACCATCCCCAGTTGTTGCGTTCTCAATATCTTTCTTAACTTCATCCATATCTAAAGCCTTATCAAATTTTCCCCAATCGTATGTTTCTTCAGCCATTATTCTGCATCCTCGCTTTCGTTATCTTGAATTGAATCTAAGTATTCATCTGTTTCCATGATTCCTGCTGGTGTGTTGTACTTGTAATCAAGTGTTACTTGGTAGTAGCTACCATTTTTATTTGATTTAAGTTGAACATTTTGGCCACCGATATATTGGCCATCATCTTCAGACAATTTCTTGTCCACATAGTCCAATGCTTCATCTTGTTCAGTGATAAATAGAACCTCTTTATGTGATAGTTTCTTAATCATTATTCATTCCTCCAAATAGTTGTGATAGTACGGATAATTGTGTATAGCTAATCTGAATGATGTGTTTAATCAATATTGCTTCAACAACCTCTTCAAAACGATCACTATCATTGGCGATTCCTTCAATAACACCATTGATAAGTTCAGATTTTTCTTCTTCGCTGAATAAATCAGAATTCATATTGAATTTTTCGAGTAAGTGATTCGTAATTTCATTAGCTACGTGGTTCATATCAATATTTACTTGCATGATTGTTTCTCCTCATTTAATTCAATTGCAGTTGTAATGTTGTCTGCATCAATAAGATCATATGAGCCACCGTTTAACTTGTAATATCCAAAGTTGATTGTGTCGCCACCATCTTTGATTACCGTCGTGAACTCAACAGTAAGTGCATCATTAACAAATGTGATCACTTCATCTGGAAGTGGAACTTCTTTGATATGCCATGCCCATGGGTCAAAGCCTTCTGCATTCAATTCATCTACTGTAAAATCAAGTGCTTCTTTCTCAATGTTTGAAAATTCTAGTTTACTCATAATTAATCTTCCTTCTTTGCTGTTCTACGTCTTCTACGGCGTGGTTTAGGTTCTTCGGCTACTTCTGGTTCAGCTGTTTCTTCATCCTCGCCAGGGGGTGTCACTTCGTCATCATCAGATTCTGTTTTACGGCTTCGGCGCTTACGTTTAGGTGCTTCTTCTTCAGCTTCAGGTTCTGAATCTGGTTCTGGAGTAGGTTCTTCAGTCTTCTTAGTTCTACGCTTACGCTTTGGAGTTTCTTCAACCTCTTCATTGTTCGTGGTTTCGGGTTCTTTAGGTTGTTCCTGGGGCTCTTTTTGTTCGGGTTTAGCCTTAGGACGTTCAGCACCTTTTGGTTGTGCATCTTTCAAAGCTTCAATGAAAGCATCTTTTTCAAGTGGCACTTCCTTAACCTTGAACTCGAATCGACCACCACCAAAGACATTTGATTGCTTTTGAAGCATTAACAGATGTTCATCACTATCGTTAACATAAGCTCTCATAGTGATATCAACAGTTCCAGTTAAGAAATTAGCTGTCTTATCATCAATGTTTGGCTTGTAATTAGTTCTAACCGTTCCACCCTTTAGAGTTACATCATTGGTCAATTCACGACTGATATAGACAATTTGAAGTCCAATAGCTTTCAAACGTTTGATAGCATTATCAAATTCCTTTGTTACCATTGACCAACCTTTACCATAGTTACCATCACTTTCATGTTCCCAGTTAAATTTATCCATGATATAGGTACGACAGTTTTCACGAAGATCTTCCATTAGATCAATAACGATTGTTTCGTAATGTTCACTGTTACTAATTTCTAATGTTTGAACGATATCCAAGAACTCTTCCCAAGCAAACGTACGCTTGGTCATTCTCCCCTCTTTAGTAACTTGGTCCTTAATTGGTTGTACAGGACTAGTAATGTTGTCAATATTTCCATCAGTGTTTAACATCAAAACATTGTCGAACTGATCCATGAAAGTAGTCTTTCCAACATAGGAATCTGCATATAACCAGATATCCGGTTTTAAGTCCATTTGTTTTTGTCTTCGTTCATTCTTAGGTAATTGCATAAGTACCTCTCCTTTTTCATCTTGAATAGCATTTAAGTAAGTTGGTGCGAATCTTGGCATACAACTGAAACAATCATTGCTAGGGTTCTTAGGATATTCAGTAGCAGCTTCAATTTCTTTAATCGAATTCTTGAAATATAAAATATTCATTTCGTCATACTTCATTGGAACTAGTTGTGGTTCTGAATTAGTAACTGTTTCCGTTAATCTTTTTCTAAACTGATAAAGGCTTTCAGTTTTCTTTTGTCTGATGCCAGTTTTAGGAATGAAGATATAACCAAGGTGTTTAACGTTGAAACCTAATTTTTCCAAGTAATACTTATAAAGATGTAATTGACCTGATTCCATATAATTCTCAACATGATTGGAATACTTGAAATCAATAACCGTTGATGTTCCATCAGGGGCTGTAATAATTAGATCAGCGAATCCAATGAAATCTTTAGTCATAATTGGATATTCATGTTGGAACTTACATCCCTCAAACTTAGCTAAAATATCATTAATCTTTGGTAACAGAATCTGTAACTTCATCATTTCATTGACCTGGTTATCACTAATTACTGGATAAGAATCAAAGTAATCTTGTTCCATAGCTTTCTCACCAGATTCAAGGCCCTTATGTAGCGCATGACCTAAAATCAAAGGGCTGTCAGCGTCTAACTTTGGCATTTCGATTAATTTATCGATATACCTTAATTTGTAGTGATATGGGCATTTATGCCACAGGTCAACTCTTGAATAGCTGTATTGTGT